AAGCAGAATACCAAGTTGTAAAGGTAGCGGGAGCGCAAGGCCAAAGATTAGCGGTTGACTTAGCACGTGCAAATACCGACCTTAATTCAGCCGATACCCTCGGAGTGGTAACGGAAACGATTGCGCCTAACCAAGAAGGTTTTATTTTAACCGTTGGGCAAATTGAAAATATCAATACTACTGGAAGCTTGCAAGGTGAAACGTGGGCTGATGGCGATGTGTTATATTTAAGCCCAACAACTGCGGGGCGCATGACTAACGTAAAACCAAACGGTTCTACGGGTCACATCGTGGTAATTGGTTACGTGGAATATTCGCACGCTAACAACGGGAAAATCTATGTAAAGATTATGAACGGTTGGGAGTTAGACGAACTTCACAACGTGTTTATTGACCCAGCAACGTTAGCGAATAACGATGCTTTGATTTACGAAAGTTCAACCGACCTATGGAAGAATAAGCAAGTAACCAAAGCTATGGTTGGTCTTGGAAACGTGGATAACACTGCGGACGCAAATAAGGCATTTACAGCGTCTCAAATTACTTCGGGCACATTCGATAAGGCACGCCTTCCGAAAGTGATTCCTGCGGTTGCTATTGCAGGCAGTGCGGTTACCTCGGGAAATAATACCAACGAGAATATCATGCAAACATTGACCATTCCCGCAAACACTTTGAACGTGGGCGATGTAATCCGTATCAGTGCATTTAATACTTACACCACTACGGGTACAAAGTCAATCCGTGTTAAGTTTGGAACGACCACGGCAGGCACTTCGTTGCTTGCACCTGCTGCACTTGGTGCTACCGTTACATCGACGCAAATCGATTTGCTTGCAGTTGTTACGGGTTCAACTACTTTGCGATTCTCAACTAACGGGATTGCTAACGCAGTGATTTATGGAGCGAATACGGGTGCATTGGTAAACCAAACTATTGATCGAACCCAACCAATTAGCTTTATTATTACAATTCAAAAAACAACGGGAACGGATACGGTTACTTGCGAGAGTGCGTTCCTTGAAATTATTACATCATGATTTACGCAGTGACTAATTCAGAAGGTGTTACCACCTACGACCTAACCTTTGATGGTGCAATGGCTTTGTATGTTCAGGGTTCACGCCTTTGGGCTTCCGAAAACGAAGGTGTAAGCTACTTTGAAATCTTTGTACCATGAAACAAATTTTACATGACCTCGGTATTAACCTCGGCTTATCCTTCGCTGGGTTTGCAGGTTCGCTCGTAATGATAGGGAAGAAAGAATTTTCATGGCGCAAAGCCTTGGTGAGTATTCCTTCCGGTGTGTTTTCTGCAAACTACCTTACCCCGATCGTGGTGGATGCGTTAGGAATGCAACAAGGTTCAGCGGAGTACGGTATTGCTTTTATCATGGGCTACCTTGGATTGAAAGGAACTGAAATTTTTGCAACTAAATTTATCAATAATGAAAAATCTAAAAAACCTGATGCCTAAGAAGGCAAACGAAATGTCGGTGTATGAAAGAGCGACGGCCGAAACCCCTCCATTTTTTAAGAAACTACGCACTATTGGTATTGTGGTTGGTGTGGTCGGGGGTGCTTTGGCTACTGCACCAATTTCGCTCCCCGCCTCGATTGTAGCTTTGAGCGGTTATTTGATCACGGCAGGTACAATTATTACGACAGTTTCACAAATTACTGTTGACGAGAACAAATAAAGTTGTATCTTTGTAACGCAAGCCACGTTTTTTGCGTTGTTTTCGTAGTTTAATTTTTGGTTGAACCCCTGAGAAATCGGGGGTTTTTTTATGCGTTCAAAAAAAAAGTTTCATTTTTTTTCGCAAAAAGTTTGCACAATTAAATTTCATGTTGTTACTTTGTAAGACCAAAGAGAAACAAACTAAAAAAACAAAGCAATGACAACCAAAAATTTAGAAAACAAGCTTAACAAAATGGGAGTTAATTTTAAAATTGTTCAATACAATGAATTTAATTCCGATTATGTTTTCATGATTAACGGAAAAACTTACCAAGCAGGATTCAACGTAAGGGATAACAAAATTACAGATTATTGCCGTGCAATTGGTTATTGCCAATCAAGCCAAGAAACACAAAGAATTTTCTTTAAGAATTTCAATAAAGTTTTAGATAACGCAAATTGATAAAACAAAACGGGGGGGTGCGCATCCGTAACGCACAAACAAACCAAAAACAAAATGAACAAAACGCAAACAACAATTTGGGGAATCGTAACACTTTACGTTTTCCTTCTAACAAAAAACCCATTCACACTAATTTACATGGTGTTTATTGGGGCTTACATTTCAAAAAGAATTCAAACAAAAAAATCAAAATAATATGAAAACAATGAATGACAAACAATTTCCAGCTGATGCATTGCGCTTTTGGAAGTTAGCACCCGACACAATCTCCTGCGGTTGGGACATCTTTATTGGCCACGCACATTCTGAGAATATGTGCGACCCCGTAAGCCACTACATTTTCAACGATGTAATTACAATCTTCAAACACCTACGAGGGTACATCGATCACGAAGACCGCCACGTTGGAGAACTGCTTAACGAGGTAATCCGATGGGACCTTAAAAACTCAGAGTTGTGCGTTACCGATGCAAGTTTCAGCGAGCAAATCGGAATCGGTGTAGCAATCAGTTTCAAAATGAATTTCAACACGGTAGAAAATTATTCAATCATATTTAGTTATTTCAAATAATGCGAGAAATTAAACAAATCAAACGGGGGCGAAAACCTGCTCGCCCCTTGGTTTCCACGGCCTTAGCGCAACGATGGGAGCAAATCAGAAACGAACGGAAAATATCCGTACATCGATTACCAGTTAGCCCACCAACTTACCGAAAGGTAATTAACACGGGGTACTGCGATCAACAAACATTGATAAAACTAACTAAATTCTTTTTATGATTAGCAAACACATAACACTAACCGAAGCCACAAAGAGCAACACAGCCACACGTTTGGGAATTAACAACACACCAAACCAAGCAACCATTGAAACCATGAAGCTAACCGCTGAAAAGGTTTTCGAGCCACTAAGGGAAATACTTGGCGCAATCCGAGTTAGTTCCTTCTACCGTTCGCCTGACCTCAACCGTGCCATTGGTGGAAGCAAAAGTTCACAACACTGCAAAGGTGAGGCAATCGATATGCAAGCGTTAAACACATCCAACTTTCAACTATTCGAGGAAGCCTGCAAGCTACCCGAGTTCGACCAAATTATTTGGGAGTTCGGCACGAAGCAGGAGCCTGATTGGGTGCATATCAGTTACTCAAAAACCAACAACCGCAAACAAATTTTACGTGCAACCAAGATCGGAAACCGCACCGCCTACGTTCCATATCGTAAAGATTAAAAAATAGTTTGCACAATTAACTTTCATTTGTATATTTGTGAACCAAAACAAAATTATGGAAACAATCAAAAACTTGGCGAAAGCTTTGGTTAAAGCAACCGCCCAAATCGAAGGTGCTACAAAAGACAGTACCAACCCTCACTTCCGCAACAAATACGCAGACCTTGCGAGCGTTACGGATGCAATCAAGAAACCGTTAAACGATCAAGGGTTAACCTATTCGCAAATCATTCATCGATTAGAGGGTGGAGTTGGCGTAGAAACGCTTATTATCCACGAATCGGGAGAAACTATGAGCAACGGTATTACGTTCGTTCCTGCGCCTAAAAACGACCCACACGGGTACGGTAGTGCGTTGACCTATGCACGTCGATACAGTTTGTCTGCTTGCTTCGGTGTAATTCAAGAAGATGATGACGCTAACGGGGCTACCAACCTACGTACAACGGGAGATATTAACAAGGTTCAGAGCAAAAAGGAAGCTGCACCAAAGTTTTCCAAGGCTGACGAACTGCAACCATTCACCGCTGAAAAGTACGCAAAGCTTTTAGAACTTCACGAAACCGACCCCGAGTTATGCAAGAAGTTGGAAGCACACTATCGAATTACTTCCGAGGTTAAGGCACAATTCAAAAAAGATACTGGAAAGGATTGGGCATGACACGTGAACAGAAATTAGAACTATTAAAGCACATTTATACCTCAATGGGTAACCGTGAAATTGCAAAGCTTTTAAACATGAATTACGCATTGGTTCGTTATTACGCTTTAAAGTTTGGATTAAAAAAGAATCCGAATGTACTTGAAGACCAACTGAGCGAACGGGTTGAAAAGTCAATTCAAAGTAGAAGGGAAAGAGATTTGCGTGAAAATGCTTTAAAAGAAAAAACTTTAACCTATTGGGAGCGTGTGAATGAATTTAAAAAAGATCAGTTCGAAACACACGGACGTTTCCACCCATTCTACAAACTTCAAATTAAAACGCAAGCCAATGGATAATATCATAACCCAATCAAACAACCTGCTTTCTTCTGTTACTGGACGGGAGCAGGTGGAATTGATGCACCAAGAATTCCGCATTCAAATCGAAGAGGGTAATATCAACCCATTGGAGTTTGCAATCAAAGCACGCATGATTATTAAGGCCTTAGAGCAGACTTTAACCGATACCCAATACCTTGCAATCAATGAGCAGGAAAAGCACGGGAAAACGGCAGAAATGTTTGGAGCGGTGGCCACCACTTCCGAAATGGGTGTGAAGTACGACTACGAAAGTTGCAATGACATTGAGTGGATTATTTTAAAGGAGAACGTAGAACGTACAACCGAAATGCTGAAAGCCCGTGAGAAGTGGTTACGATCACTTACCAAGCCCGAAAACATCGTGGATGCAAACGGGGAAATAATTACTATTACCCCACCAATCAAAAGAAGTACAACAACCTTAAAAGTAACAATGAAATGAGAACAAGCCCACAACAACTAATCGACTTCATTCAAGGTATTAAACTTAAAGCCATGGAAGTACACGTTAACGCTGAATACACCGCAAAGAAAATTGACCTTTCAAGGGTATCGAGATTCGACATTTTAAACCATCGTATGCAACGGTTATATCGTTTACGTTCCCAGTGCATCGAACATAAAGACTTTTTCAAGGCACTCCAAGCCATGCACCTGATCAACCGAGTAGGCTGTGAACTTTCAAAAACTTACAATTATACCGCACTATGA